CGTGATCTAATTATATGTAGCGAATTATAAGAGCCAATTAGTGATCAATCTAAAATTACTTATAAAGAAGCTTAACTGTTATGTACGCAGCCGTACTTTGCTACACCTCAACTACATCAAAACCTACGACACCGAGTCCTTGCAATGAGGCAACAGTGAGTGCCTCATTGTATCCAGTTGAAGTGGATGGTTCGGTAGCAGTGTTATTTAGGAGACTATAACTGTTTGGATCCTGCACTGATATTAATAAATAATCAGTTGTGGGATACAATTCAGTTATAGTCCCTGCAGCGCTATCGAAGAGAACAGGTATCGAATCGGCAGTTGATGCTACGATCTTATAGTTACCGACTGGCAACGGATCCGTTCCTTCTTGTGGTAAATTCTCAATTAAGAAAGTACCATTTTGATAGAAAAGATCTCCAGCTGCCAATCCAGAGAAGTCTAGTTGAAAACCTAAACCATCCCTGGGTCTGAGACGAGGAGGTCCAACGAGCCATCCAAATGAAAAATCATCGGATGCTGCTCGGAAAATCTCCACGTTATCAGTACCAGAGCCAGAATAAGTTTGAACTTTATAGATAGTTGCGGAATCCTCCAAAAAGCTAGGTTGAGCCACATCAGTACCAACAATGGCACGGACGGGGACCTGACTATAGAAAGGAACCGTAACTTCTGCAACGGGATTTACTGTGTTAAAAGTTCTATGAATAAAAGTATTAGTAGACTTAAAAAGCCTATCATACAAAGAAGTTGTTATAGAACTAGCTTCTCTCGCAGTTGGCAAACCATGAGCTAACAAAAACTCTTGGTAACCACCTGCAGTAACTGGACCGCTATACATTGCTTTCCAACGCATTCCACCTCTAAAGAATCTATAGAGATATGAAATATATTCTACTGGAGTTATTTTAAAATTAGAAATATCATCAGGACTAGTTCCGCCAGGATTAAAGGCAGAACCAAAATAATAATTTGGGAAGGACCAAGCAGGTCCAGTACCTAAACTAGTGATATTCTGTGTAGGAGCAAACCTACGTGTCAAATACCTCAAATTAGAAACATACTCTCCTATAGAATACTTGCAGGGATCAATTTTATTAGTATGACTAGTTTCAAAAAGACGTGGTTTATCAATCATGTCATTGAAACCTTGATCCTGTGCAGTCCCAAGTACTTGGGCCTTAAAGGTAGGTGCGTTTGGAAGGGAAGGTACATATCGTTGAAATGTTGGCACAGCAAACTGCAGATCCGATTCTCCAGCGATCCAAATATTAAATTGGATACGGTCGAGAACGGAATCGGGAGCACGTAACTGGTTAAACACCTCTATACGGATAGTACCTATACTAGTTTGTGATTCTACTTGGTTAGTTAGGTTGCAAGGTTGCCATTCTAAAATATTATTATATGGAATAGAAAATTCTATTTCTGATTGATTACGCAAATCAAACACCCAGTTATACGCCTGTTCAGCTGAGTCAACTGAACTGTTGAATGAACCGGGTATATAGATAATGCGTACTCTACCAGAATGATATGCTGTTTTAGCAGCTTGAATCTTATACCTAAGGCCACCTCGCCAAAAATTAAACATAGAAGCAACAAAAGCGGTAGTGGTGGGTTGGTAACACTTTTCTTCGGGGTCATATTTGCACCAACCGGGGGCAACAGGAAAAGAGTACAGTTCATCCCCAACAGCGGAAGTGGTAGTCATAGTGAATGACTCCACCCAACATCTGCGGGCACAAACTGCACTAATATCCATGTCATCCACGGAAGAGCCGAAAAGGTCACCACGTGGTTCGATAGAATTATCTTGGGTACAACCCAAAACAGTACCACTATCGAGACCACTCGCATTAGTGAAACCGTAAGCAGGGACTTGTCCCATTTTATAGAGACCTTTCAGATCCTGGTTCTTGGAATAACCAAAGTATTCTGCGACTGCAGCAATGGCTTTGGCCACCCAAGAAACAGGAGCCGCAACGTCAGCTATAACTGGGATGTTGGTTCCTAACTTCGCTATTTCATGAATTTGGTGGAAAGTGGAGCTAATAATCCCTGAGGATTTTTGTTCAGCTTCACCTGCCACTTGAGCCTTAAACCTACTTATCATCTTATTTACGCGTTGGGTGACGCGCTCCTCGCCATGTTGTTCCATGGCACGGCGCACGTCATTAAGTACAGTGGAAGTGGTAGTTAAGTTATTCAGAAGGCCAGAAGGAAGGTCAACTGAGATATTCGTAAACCATGCTTGCACCGTATATGTTGCATTCTCCTGAAATAGCTCATTAAGAACTACTAGGAAGAATGATCCTATTACCAGTCTTATCAAAAAATCGATAAGATGAATAAGGAGCCACATACGGTATAACCAGGTTTGCCGAATTACCAGTAGAGGCATCAATAATAACATGAGGAAATGCTGTTTTTGAAGTTAAGAAATTAGAAACATTAGCACGTTCGCCAACGTATTGTGTAAAAGGAGTGAAATATCCAAGTAATTTTCCTTGTTGGAAAGTATTGGCATTCACCATAACTCTTATACAAACGTCAGCGCGAAAGAATGCAAAGAAATTTAATTTGTCAACAACATTTACTGATTTATTAAAGATAGCCTGGGGAAAATCTAAAGAAAGGATCGTATTGCCTTGCAAGGAGGATGTAGACCAAATTCCGTTCGCAACGTTTACGGGTCGTGATAAAACATCAACTATTGTATGTATTCTGGATTCCATAGAGTCACTTATCACAGTTTGTGATGGAGTTACTAAATGGGGCAGAGCAGCATTCATAGTCGTTGCGTCATCAATGAAACCAGTAATCTCTTGCGAACGAGTTTGTGGTGTTACATCAGGTTGTGCAAGGGCTGTGGAAACGTCACCAATAGTGTTCATAGAACCTTTATTGGCAAGATTCCCATCATCGGAAAATCCGGATGTAGTTCCGGAAGGACTTGAGGATTCTTTATTAGTTGTAGCAAGTGGGTGATTTTAACGTCTAGTAAGTGGTTCACTCATTCCACCTAAATGACGGGTGTTACACAGGACTTATATTTAAAGACGCATCAGTGTGTAATCGAGCTAAATAGCCCTCGTCTGTTACTACCCGGATTCGGGATTTGCTGCTCTCATACTTTACACCATAGATAGAGAGGCCTATTCCGGGAGCCTTTACCATTCAAATTCCTGTCCTACATAATCTAAATAATCATATAGGATAGGGGGATTTGTCAGGTGGGTGTGAGCCAATTTATCTAAAATCACACTCCAATGTTCAAAAACATCACGACCATGCATAGCGAGTTCACGATATGCATGTTCTATGTTGATGGCACACCGAGCATTGTGATCTAGATCTCCTCTGACCCACATAGTCATTTCAAGTATCGTGTCAAGGTCCAAGGGAGCAACATGGCGACATAAGTCTGTATCGTACCTAAACTTTCTCTTTAAGAAACTGATTTCAGAAAGAGAACGGAAAGGCACAATATTACCAGTCTTATCTTCGTCAGTATACTCCATTCCAATATCAGCGTAACCACGGGTAATGGTTACTTGGTTAAATATAGGGGCTATGAAATCGGACATGTTGATGATATTATCATCACCATATGCGACCATATACACATGATCAAAGAAATAGGAGGGAGAATAGTCAGTAGTTTTACAGAAAACGTACATCATACTCAAAACATTGTAAAGGGTATTAATAACAGCAGTACCAGGATTTCCAGATGTTAAGGAATGATTCCAACCGTAAATATTATTACCATGTAAGTGAATGGAATTCACTATCTCACAGAAAATAACTTTACGTATCTTTCGATTTAAATCATTATCTGGGTCTTCAGGGTCGTCTTCAACATCACAAATGATGTCACAACAAGCCCAGAGGATTTCAGCAAGCTCAGTACCATCAAAGTTACGAAAATCGCCAGCAGCAACTTTGCTACCTTTGGATCGCAACTTCTTAGTAAGAACTTCCCAATCTACACCAGTTGCATTAATACCAACTCCACAAAAGTTATGAATACGATTTCGCATCATATGTGCAAAGAAAGGCAGATAGTATTGCCTCATGAAAATAACAAAATCCATAGGACCAGCTGAGAAAACACGGGTTTTCCCAGCTTTAACTTTCTCTATAGGACGAAGTTCATCCTTGAGAGTGTCAGCCCAAATGGTTTCCATTCTTTCTCCTTTGCATGCAAGTTCGTACCTTTTCTGTAAAGCATTCATTAAATCGGGATGATCTAAAATATAATCTTCACCATCGCCAAGCCATTTTCGTTTTCCAGCTGTACCTCCAGCTTGAAAACACCAGGGAATGCCAGGCGATGATCGTCGTTTAACAGGGGTGATAAAATCATCTCCGGGTAAGCCTTTTATTGACTCACTTACAGTAAGAATACCTTTAAAACTCTTACTACGGTTTTTCTTAAGGAAAGAAGTTAACGCAATTCTACATCTACGGAGTGTCATAATATCAATAGTCGGAGTTACAACACCACACTTCTTAAGTCCAGTCATTAATGGATCAACACGTTCACCATCAATGGTTATGGGCTTCAAAACTGCGGGTTGTTTAAAGGGTTCTTTAACTAAATTGTGTATAGGGGAAGGTCTCAATTCAGTCTTAGTGGGGCGTGGTAAAACATTGGGATATTTTCCTATTGGCATAAAATTGCCTTCAGGAACAACATGTTCACCAGTATATGGTAAATCGAGTTTTATTTGGGCTTCAAAAGAAATACTTCTCAAAGCTCGATCTATCATATTCTGTGTTATGTGAACAGCCCATGCTTCTCCTTTATAACCAGCTACGTGTATACCAAGTATCTTACGTGATAAACTCGGAGCAGAAGCTAATAAAGGAGCACCACAGTCGCCACCACTAGTCTCAGCATAATATCTATATCCTTGTCTCAATTGCAGGGTTCGAGCAGTTCCATCCATATCATCTAATACATATTCCATGCTGTCTAAGGTTGTTATACTAGTTAAGGAATAATCATTATATGACAACAATCTATTACCACCTGGTTTTCCTAAATATCGCAGGTGTGGTAGGTTTCCGGGAACTTCTGAAAATTTACAAAGATCTTCTTGCAATGTAAACTGTTTAATAATATCTCTGTGACCATTTATAGAACGAGGAAGTTCAATTAAAACGGCATCTAAATCTTCATTTCGGGATGTTGTCAAAGGAATAAATCTGCAATCACTTTTCTTAAAATTAAGACCATCAATGTTAAAAGGATTTACTAAGGAGCATTCTTCATTAAGGAAATTAACAACATGACGTACTGTTAAAATTATACGCCCACGTACGAACAAAACATTGACTCTATCTTTCCAAACGGGTCCATAAGGGGTTTCTTCGATTGTTCTAATTCTATACAAATTGTTAACTATGGGACCATAACGTAACTCTTGGGAATTCTGATCAAGTGCCATTTCAGCTTTCAAATAAGGCAATTCTTTCTTGGCAATCTCGTCAGCTATTATATCAGCTAGAGCATCTTCAACCGCTAAGCACAAGGAGACCATATCATGACGACCCATACTACAGCGCATCTGATAGTTAGCCTCTAACACTGGCATAATAGCTCTCTCGCAATGTTGTTTGAATGTAAAACATGACCAGCAAAGAGTTCCGTTGTCCTTACAATTATCATCTGAAGTTACGAAGTCGGGAATAACTGTCATAACAGCGTCCAAGCAAACTCTAGCCAAAGCATCAACATCACAAGTGCACTTTGGACCAGAGAACCAAAATTCTGCAACAGCACGTCTAGGTTTACGTTTTTCTTCTATTCGAGATTCTGCGGTACACTTATCCTTATCCATTTCTGCTACAATACGTTTGGGTCTTCGCTTTTCCAATTCTCGAGACTCAGGTATTGGGACTATATCCGAATGTCCACGTGGTGGTACACTACTACTGCGTTGTTCTCTTCGGGAAGGAGTTGGTTGTCTCATAGGTTTACTAACTGCAGATTTCTTAGGTTCAGGAGGGGCAAAGAAAGATTTCAGACCGTACAAAGCTACTATACCAACAGCTATACTACCAAATGTAATATAGTTTTTGGCCACAGTATCCTTAATACGGTGAAATGCGTCAATTATGGTCAGCTTTAATCTTTCAAACATATAATCCACGTAGTTCCGTAAGGGACCTACGCGTTTATTTTCAGTAAGTTTTCGATCATAAATTGATTGATGGAGAGCACGATAGTCTACACTAGCTTCTTCAGGAGTTATAACACGCAGCAAATCTATTTCTTTAGCTATGCAATATTCACTCGCAGCAACCATAAAATCAAAATAATCTTCACTTTTAACTGCTAATTCCAAAAGGTCTTTGTTCTGCGCTTCGGTTATAATTTTATCATCTACAAGAGCAGATTTGTTAAAAGGATTAGGTGGATCTCTAGCGTTTAACCATACGGTTGCTTGAATACAACGGTCTACTGTAATCTCGTCAAGGTTGATTTGAGCTTTCATTTGGGATTTTTCAGGTCTCTGTGGTTTCTCAGATTTCAAATCATGGCTACGCTGTTGTAAGCATTCTAATCTACGTTTAGAAGAATAATACATTTTGTTATATTTACTAACACACATTTTTGAAAATTTATCATAATCTAGCCAAATTTCTTTTCCTTTGCTATCCAGTAGAGGGCGTTTATTCTCATGTAAACAGAATAAATAAACACTCTCATCTAAGGGTTTAGAAACCTTTTCGGGATCTAATCTCTCAGTTCCAGGAATAAGAAATTCTTTCTTAATTTTAACTTTAGCACTTAAGTCTAAACGTCTGTCAAAAGCTTCAGGGCACGTTAGGGATGGAGTCAGGTAATGGGATTCATTGGATGTCAAAATTATAGCTCGGGATGTAAAACGGGTTCGGGCTTTATCTTCTAAATGAGCCATGTGTAAAGGCCAGGGCGCTATATTCCTACAACGCACTATTTCCATAAATTCAGGGTTTGGAGAACCTTGCACATCTTTCATTTGTCCAAAATCATCATAAACGCATACCATTTGACCATGATATCCGTCCCAAAATTCTTGTTCAACATTTCTAAAATATGTCTCGTCCATAGTCTCACTAGCTAATCCCTCTTGAGCGCAAATATCTTGAGCTAAGAGGTAGACTAATCCAGATTTTCCTACACCAGATGATCCAAACAAATGGATAATAACTGGTTCAGTACGGGGTTCAGATTTTCTTACACCTTGAGCTATGGCACGATCATATATCTTCTGCATCAACATCCAATATTTAAGGAAAGGTTCTTTATCGGGTGGGGACAATTTAAGCATATCTATTTGACGTAAAAACATCAAACCCTTATTGTAAACACGTTCAACATCCCTAATGGTTTTATAATCAGTGGGGATGGAATCCTGTTTACTCAAAGGAGTCAAACGTTCTACGTCAAGGAACCACAAGCGAATATCAGTAAGCATACTTTCTAAATCTGTCATTTCAGGGGGTACACCAAATATAAACTGGTACACAGTCTTATAAACTCTATTGAAAATTGGAGAGAAACACTCAGATAACACACGATATCCTTGTGTAGCTCTACCAACATCACCTAAACTCTTAAGTACGGTTGTTATCATAGACTTACATGGTAATTTGTTGGCACCCAACAAACCACAAATGCAAGTAATGAGCATGGTCAAAGCTTTAGTATTAATCGGAGTAGCAATCTGAGCTTTGAACTTGGATCCAAACAAGCACGAGCAATGTTCAGAAATCCAAGTCCAAGCAGCAGAAGCTATTTTCATTGGGACATTCCAGGTTAATAACAAGTCAATAAAAGTTATAGAAATAGAAGTCATATCATCAAGATTGCGCAAGATGAGGAAAAGTTTACAGGCAGTACTTAAATATTCTTTAGTCTGGGAGATAGCTTGAGGAACCTGATTAGATAGAGATTGAATGAAATTAGAAAGATTGTCATCCATACCTATCTTAACTGTATGGGAATGGTCATGATTCAACAAAGCTTGTGCTTTGAATTTTGAAGTACTTTGTGCAACAAAACCGGATCCTAACTCGCTTTTATCGGATCCGGATGCTGCTTCAGTATCTAAGGTTAGCATTCGGTTAAAATGTTCGACATTGTTCTTTTGAAGAATTTCACATAATTGATCATATTTGACATCGATTCCAACACGAGGATAGTTCTCGATATCACGTTGTTCCGGAGTCGTACCAAGTATTTTCAAATCACACCAACACCAACGCTGAACTAACATGAAACCATTGAACATAAAATATTCAGTCATTTCATGGCAATCAGGGCAGATCTTGGCTTGTATATCCTTAGGTGTTCCGTTACAAACCATCAAACGCAAAAAACACTTGATAGTATCATAAGGTTGGTCAACGTACAACTTATTCATCAATTTACTACGTAAGTAGTTTAATTTTGAATATGGTTTGTCATTAAAATCAAGATCCTTTATCACGTGATAAAACGAAGTACTTTGCAGATTTCGCGTTATCAAGTCCGTGTCGTAATCCGTGCGGTAATTGATAATCCCTTGACGTGCGAAATGAATTGCAAGATTAGAAATATCATGCTCATCATCGAACGTCAAAGGTTTCTCAGTTGGGGGGTCATGATAAATATGTCGCTCACGCTCCATATCTTCATGCATTTTGGCCCAGATTTTCAACATTTTCATGTCGAAGGCTAGGTCGGAGGAGAAAGCCATCGTATTCGCTAAGAATATTATCGAAAAGCTTACGAAATGATCTACAAATTACTACAGGTAACCTCAAGAGGAATATGAGTGATTTAAAAGCTTCAATTTGTTCTGTGGAACAATTGAGTGTAATACTCTGTATATCCTTTGCGGTAACTGGTAGTATAGGCTGTGGTGAAATCGTAAGTAATAATAATAAGCAACGAACAGATGACAAAACAGGGTTAAAAGTTTTATGAAATGGTTTATTGTTATGCAGGCACAATAGGGCCGTGAGTACACTTCTC